TAATGAAACAGATTCATATACTCCTAACGTAGATTTATTAGAAGTATCCCTATCACCAACTAATCAAATTAATGATGATATTATTAATTCAATTGGTTATTTAAACATTGGGGAATATATAGGTGACCCTAGACAAACAATTTCAGGTTCTACCAGCTACCCAGATTTAGATGCTTTAAGAGATGAGTATTTCTTAAAATATACTGGTAATTATGATTGGAATGATTTTATTAGATTAATTAAATTTTTTGATAATTCATTATTTAAATTAATTAAAGATTTTGTCCCTGCTAAAACTTCTTTAGCATCAGGAATTACAATAAAACAACATTTATTAGAAAGACAAAAATACCCTGAACCATCAGCATCATATTCTGATCACAAGTATACAGGAAGTATTAAACAAATCCCAGGATTATTAGATGGTCAACGTATTTATTCAGCTTCTAATAATTATGAAAGTTTTCCTATTTTAGTTCCTACAGGTTCTCAAGGAGGAACATTACCTAATTTAGCAAAAGATGTTAACTATACACTAAATCAAATAGTAAACGTTACTCAAAGTTGGGAAGGTTCATACCAAACCCCATTTGGTTTTGAAACTTTTACCCAAGATAATGCTCTTGAATTTATAGATGGTGAATTTAGTGGTTCTGATTTAATAGTAACTACTCAAAGTTTAAATCCTAATAATCCAATATTAAAACCAAACACCATAACTATAAATTATAAAACATCAGGCTCTCTTGCACAAAACCCTGCTGATGGTGAATTAATTTGGGAATTTAGTTCTAACCCAGGTGCTGGAAGTAATAGAGATTATTACGTTACTGAAATATATATTAATGAAGAAGATCTAAATGGAGTTAATTCAGATTCAGCTATCCGTAATTTATCCCCAGGAGATAAAATTACTTTTGATCTTAATTATACAATTGGTCCACCACCATAAAAATAATCCATTATGCCCACTATAACACAAACTGGAACTATACAAAGTATTACCCCTATAGGGAATGGGAAATTTAGAATCTCCTTAGAGGAGGATTCTTATCCCATTGTTTCCCAAAACCCAGCATCAGGTGACGTATTATCAGGTACAGTTAACTCGTCTCAAGTTTTATTAGATCCTTATATTAATATACCTAATTTAGCTTATTCTGATTTTAATGCTGTATTAAATAATGATTTAGCTCCAAGGGAAAGTAAAATATTTTGGGATTTAGATTTTAATACAAACGCTATTCAAGCTGTTAATTATCAAACAATTATAACAGCATCCCAATTAAATGGAAATTTACCTAAAGCCCCAGTACAAGATTTTAATTATTATTCAAAACGTAGTACTTTACCACGTTATGAAGGTTCTAGAAATACTGTGGCAAGTTTCAATACAGGTAGTGGGTATAATTCACAATACTCAGTAGGTACCTATGTAGCATATTATAGTAGATTAATAGCCCAAGGCGGGGGCCCTTATACAGGTACTATGATTATAGAATATCTAATTGCTCCTGATGGTACTTTAATTGAAGCTATTAATAATGATGAAAATTTAGAATTACTTAAACAAAACTTTATTAATAATGAATTTTCGGAAGGTCAAGTACAAATGGTTGCTACGCCTTTTTCTTCCTCAGATACTATTCAAGTTGATTTTACAGAAAAGTTAGAAGCTAAATCACGCGCAAAACTTCAATTAGAAGGTAAAAGAAATAGTAATGCTTATGTTGATGATAGAATTGGTGGGATAGTATACCCTGCAGGTATAGATCTTACATCAGCTAAAAATTTACCTCAAACAGCTCGTCAAATTTTATCTGATAATAGAATTATATCAATATAATTTGGCATAAACTTAAAAATAACATATATTTATAACAAAATACGTATTAAACAATGGGATATTTAAACAACTCAGTAGTAACAGTTGATGCTATCTTAACGACAAAAGGTCGCCAAGCATTAGCTCAAAATGATGGTTCATTTAGAATTACTCAATTTTCATTAGCAGATGATGAGATTGATTATACTTTGTATAATCCAACTCACCCATCAGGTTCCGCTTTTTATGGTCAGGCAATTGAAAATATGCCTTTATTAGAGGCATTTCCTGATGAAACTCAAATTATGAAATATAAACTTACCACTTTACCTCGTGGTACTGCTAGAATGCCTATTTTAGATGTTGGTTATACTAATATTACAATTAAACAAGGTGCCTCATTAGCAATTACTCCTCAAACATTAAATTATTTAGGTGGTAATCAATCTGAAGCTGCAGGATATACTGCTACTATTTCTGATGTTAGGTTAGTAACTACTTTTGAAGGAGTAGGTATTGACAATGCCGCAACAGCTAATTTAAATGCTTCATCAACTACTACATTAGGTACTAGTGTTTCTTCAACAGTAGTAGGTACTACTATTAACCTTAGAGCAACTACAGTAAATACATTATTTGGTTCTCAAAGTCAATTAAATGCTACTTTAACTATAATTGGTAGAGATAGTGGTGCCCGTATTCAAGTCCCAATTACAGTAACAAAAGTATCTTAATATTTAAATTATGTCATTTAATCAATTAGTAGCCGACGATTTTGTAGTATCAGCTGATAGTATCACTGCTGGTTTATGGACTAATAGCGAAACCCCTACAATAACTACATTTTTTACATCATCAACTCAAGCAAATGGGTCATCAGGTAATTATTACCTTAATATATTTTCAAATGAAGCAACTTCATCTTTAGAATTTGCAGTTACTTATGGTAACCAATATGGAAGTGGTAGTGAATTATATAATGATACTGTTGATGGTTTATCATATACTTCTACAATATATGGCCAATACAGATCATTAGTACTAGGAGATGAAAATGCTAATTTTGTATTTGGAGGTGTAACATCTTCAGACTTTTATGTTATATCAGTAGATAGAAATAGATATAAAGAAGGTTTATTCCCAGGATCTACAACATTACTTGTTTCAGGTTCAGATGGTGTTATTTCTTTAACTGATAATAGTAATGCTGTAGCATCTGTTGAATTTAACGATGCAGGTAGAGTATTCCAATTAGTATCAGGTTCTGCAGGTACTTTATTTAGTGGATTTAACAATCAGGGTTATTCCGTAGCTTCGGGTTCATATGGATGGTTCTTACCAGACATTGCTACCTATATTCTAAATCCAAGAGCTTTAGGAAGTGTTGAAGCAGACGGTGGTATTGGATTAATTCCTGTAACAGCATCAAATAGTGACGACCAAAATCCTGCTAGATTCTTTTCAGCAATTTCATCTTCAAATGCTGCAAGTTTTACAGCAAACTCAGAAGAAACAATAACCTCAGATTTTGTATTTGTAAGACCAAGAAGTTCAGAATATAATTATTCATCCAATCCATCATTCATTTCAGGTTCAACTGGTGAAGTATTATATAGTTCATTTATTAATAACCCAACTACTTATATGACAACAGTAGGTTTATATAATGATACAAATGAATTATTAGCGGTAGCTAAGTTATCAAGACCTTTAAAGAAAGACTTTACAAAAGAAGCATTAATTCGCGTTAAGCTAGATTTTTAAAATGAATGGGTGCATACAAACAATTTTTATCTCAAGATATTATAGTTCAACCCTTTGAGGTTAATAAGGGTTTTACTTTTGTATCATCCGACTTTACTGATAGTGATGTTCAAATTGATAGATTTTTAGGACAAAACATAAAATCACCTAATTTTATTTCAGGATCTAACACTCCTACGGGAGATATAGTTTTAGAAGACCCTGAGTTAATTTATAATTCAATTAAAGAATTATATTATTCAAATTTTACAACATCTTCCGTAGGTTCATCACTTCAAACTCAAAGTTTATTCCCTGGTGATAATGAAGCAGGGGATGTATTTGTAGGCAATCCTGATTCAGTAGGTAGATATTTTAATTATCTTCAAAGTACTGATGATGTATATAGATATTTTCCTACAGGTTCAAATAATAAAATTGCAATTGTATCTTTACCTTCTAGATTATGGGGCGATTATATCCAACCTAACTCTTTTAGATATACTTGTGTTAGTGCTTCTGTAACTCATATTATTACAGATGATGGAAATGGTAACCTTTATGCTGATGAAGATTTAGTAGGTAACCTTTTATATACTCATGGTATAGCAGCATTTACCTTCTTAACAGATAATATTCCACCAATTTCAGAAGGATATGGTGAATCTGAATATGGGGTTGATGTTTATGGAGGAGGTTTATCTGCAGGTGCTGTATTATCTACAAATGCTACTTGTTCATTTTCTAGTTCTTTAACTATATATGAAACACAATATAAAGCTACTATTAGAGAAAATGAATTTAATTTTAGTCAAAACCCATCTATAATTTCAGGTTCTACAAATGGTAAAATTTATAACTTTGCTACTGGTTCATTTTTCTCACCTTATGTTACTACAGTAGGGTTGTATAATGATAATCAAGAATTATTAGCTATAGGTAAACTTCCCCAACCACTCCCAACTTCAAGAACAACAGATACTACTATATTTATAAACATAGATAGATAATACTCATGGCAAAAGGGCAAAATAGACTAAAAGAAATATTCACTACAGGTAGTGATCAAATAGTTCAAGGTAACACTATTAACGCATGGCATGTTTCCCAATCGGTAGAAGCATTTACAGGTGCATCTAATTATGATATATCTATTAGTGGAAGTTTAACTCTTAGTGGTTCAATTTACCAAGAAAACCCTACAAGCGCTCCAGACCCATTAAACTCCGTTCATAATATAGTAGTTAGAAGTGCTAACACTGGAGAATTTATGTTGTGGCAAGATGCCCAAGTAAACACATCCGGTACATCAGGCTCTTCAGGCTCTTCAGGTACTTCAGGTTCTTCAGGTTCAGACGGTTCTTCAGGTAGCTCAGGTACCTCAGGTACTTCAGGTAGTTCAGGTACTAGTGGCTCTTCAGGAACTTCAGGTTCCTCAGGTTCAGATGGTACTTCAGGCTCTTCAGGCTCTTCAGGTACTTCAGGTTTTTCAGGTATAAACGGCTCTTCAGGTAGTTCAGGTACTTCAGGAGTAGGTACAGATGGTACTTCAGGTTCATCCGGTTCTTCCGGAACTTCGGGTAGTTCTGGTTCTTCAGGTATCTCTGGTACCTCAGGCTCTTCAGGCTCTTCAGGTACTTCAGGTATCTCAGGTATAAATGGCTCTTCAGGTTCATCTGGTACTTCAGGTTCTTCTGGTTCATCTGGTACTTCAGGTACAGATGGTACAGATGCTTCGGGTTCTTCAGGTTCTTCAGGTACTTCAGGATCATCAGGTAGTTCAGGTACCTCAGGTATTTCAGGTATAAATGGCTCTTCAGGTAGCTCAGGAACCTCTGGCTCTTCAGGCCCTGCTGGTACTTCAGGTTCAAGTGGTTCATCAGGAACTTCAGGTTCTTCAGGAACTTCAGGAGTATTAAATCAAGCATCAGCATCTCCAGTTCCCCAATTTGCAGATGTTCCTGATGACACAGGTAAAACTGTACATGGTTGGTTAAGAATTAATATAGGGGGAACAGATTATTACGTTCCAGCTTGGACTCAACCTACTTAATTTAGATAAACAAATTATGGATTGGTTATATAAAGGCGAGGCAATGACCTCATTAGAGGATTTCCTTCCTTCAACATTCGGTTTCGTATATAGAATTACCCACATCCCAAGTGGTAAAGCCTATATAGGAAAAAAATTCGTTAAATTTACTCGTAAAGCTAAATTAACTAAAAAAGATTTAGCATTATACGAAGGTACTAAAGGTAGAAAACCATCATACAAACAAGTAATCAAAGAATCTGATTGGAAAACATATTGGGGTTCGAATAAAGTTTTGACTAATCTGTTAGAAAATGAACCAATAGAGAACTTTAAACGTGAAATCTTAACTTTGGCTACTTCAAAAAAGTTATTAACTTACGAGGAGACAAAAGCACAGTTTATCTACGAGGTACTAGAAAACCCAAATGAATTCTTTAACGATAATATTTTAGGTAAGTTCTTCACAAAAGACTTTGAGTCGCAAAAATAGGGTTGTATATTCACCCTTATATGGTAAATCATTTATTAGTAAACATAGTTAACTCCGTTCTAGGAGCGGGTAAAGCTACAGCTAGAGGTAACCAAGCTTACCACTGTCCGTTTTGCCATCACTCTAAACCAAAATTAGAGGTTAACTTTACTGATGGACAAAAAAATCCTTGGCATTGTTGGGTATGTAATAAGAAAGGTACAAACCTAGTTACTTTACTAAAACAAGCTAAAGCCCCAGACGATAAGATTGCTGAAATTAAAAAGCATGTCTCTTATAAAGATTATAGAGATAATATTAAACCAGTTGAAGCAATTAAATTACCTAAAGAATTTAAACCTTTTGTAGATATATCTAAGGGTGATATGACTGGTAGGCAAGCATTAGCTTATTTAAAACGTCGTAACGTAAGTAAAGCCGATATACTGCGTTACAATATTGGTTATTGCGACGGCGGTGTCTATGATAAGATGATTATAATACCGTCGTATTCCCACGAAGGTTCCCTAAATTATTTTGTGGCTCGTAATTTCAATGAGCACAGTCCTGTTAAATATAAAAACCCACCAATGAGTAAAGATACAGTTCCATTTGAATTGTTTATAAATTGGTCATCTCCACTAGTTTTAGTTGAAGGTATGTTTGATGCGTTGGCTGTAAAGCGAAATGCTATACCATTATTAGGTAAACACATTCAGAGAGAATTAATGAAAAAAATTGTTACCTCACAGGTGCAAAAAATATATATAGCTTTAGATAAGGACGCGCAACAAGATGCCGTTAAGTTTTGTGAACAGTTAATGGATGAAGGTAAGGAAATAT